AGTGGTGAGTTGTGCTCACCCTGTCAACTGGGAGCAGTGTGTTCGTGTGGACCAGTGGCTCTTGCCAGAAGTCAAGGAAGGGTATAGACTGTGGACAGGGCAGACAACCCCGTACCAAACTGAAAAAGATTATCTTAAGAACCTCCCCTCTAAATAGATAGACGGGAGGTTTTTTTATGGCAATTCAAAAAGTAACACCAAAACAAATTCTGATGAGAACTCCTGGTCAGACTTTTATGAATAGAGATCATCAAGCAAGTCTTGAAGGTATCATGGAAGTTGCTGGAATCAATGTTAATTGGTTTGTCGATACATCAAACTGGGATATGGTGTACTGGCCTAATAGAGGAGCTAATGGAAATCCTAAGCAGATTGTTATTAAGACTGATGCTAATACGATCAATGCTATTATTGATCATATGAATTCTCATGGATCCAGAAAAAAAATTATTGAAAGTTCTAAAGCACATACTCAGATTACTATAAGGTACTCGTTCCCTAGACCTGCTAAACCACAACTAGTTAAGTTTCAACAAACTGGCAAAGTTACTAATGCCAGTGGAAACAAAGTTAGTGATGCTGCTATGACTGCCATGCAGGAACTTGGTTCTTTGTGGGTCTTCAAAAGATCTATTCAAGATAATAAAACTTTTAATAAATGGCAGGACATTAAAACAGATCCCAAAACTTATGATGAACTAATAAAAATATGGACTTTGATTGGTAAAGTTCCAACGGGTCCTGGTGATGAGTGGTTGGAAGTATTTTACAAACAAAACAAAGCTTTCTTTGGTAAAATTTCTAAAGCTAATGTAAGTGCTATGGATGAATTTACCAGGGGTAAGAATCATGCTAATAGTTCGGTGTACACTATTCCTGGTTCTAAAAATTCTGACACGTTCATGGATTACATCTCTAAACATGTAGCTAATAACTTTGGTATCAGTCAGAAAGACAATTGGAATCCTGCTGATATTTGGTTGATTAAAAACGAAAAGCATTGGAGAGACAGACTTGACAATGAAACTAGTGTAAATGGATCTAAAGGTAGTGCTAGTGTTAATGTAAATTTACAGCAATGTAATGATATTCTTAGACAGGCATATGCTGCTCACGATATTATTGGTATCTCTCTAAAAAAAATTGGTAGCGGTCAGAATGCTATCTATGAAGCAGTGAACACAACCAAAGAGTTTGTGAATGCTAGAAGTAATATTAACTACAAAAAAACATATCAATACAATGGTGCTAACTGTTACCTAGATAAGAAAGCGGATGGATCTATCTCTCAAGATACTATTCTTTATATCGGAGCAGGTGAATCCTCATATAAATTTCAGGTGAAAGCAAACAGTAGTTCGGATAGAAACGGTTCGGGACTTAAATATGAAGGTACACAGGAAGGACGTGGTGCTGCTAGATTGGGTAAAGCCACAGTCAAACTGGTACTAGATCTTATGGATGATTATAATTTGAGTTTTAGTTCTAGTAAAACAGACTACCCTTTTTCTATTGAAGAACTGATGTCAAAAGAGACTGAGTATTTAAAAAGACTCAAGATATTGAAGAAAAATAAAGTCAACCTTGCTAGAACTGACGCCACCTTTACTGCTGACGCTGCCTATGATAATCTATTATATTTGATGGGCACAGAAGCTCATGTCGCCAACTCAAAATGTCAGCAAATTATGTGGTTGTCTGAGGTTTTGAAATTAAGTGATGATAATAGGAGATTATTTCTGGCAGACTTAGTATTTCTTTCTAAGAAAGAAGGTGAACGTTATGGTCCCTTTGGCAAGATCTATTGAGGACACTATGAAATCTGTCACTCTTCTCCCACCAGTCTCTCTAAGACCTGCTACTATAAAGACATGAGCAAAAACACTCACCTAGAACACCTAGAAGATAGTATTCTTTTTGATGGTGCTGAAGGAGCATCGGATGCTTTCAAGTTTCTTGACGAACTTGCTAGAGTTTTTAGTGGGCAAGGAAACAATAATTTTAAGATTACCACCAAGTGGGACGGTGCCCCTGCTATTTTCTGTGGTACATACCCTGGCACCAAAAGATTTTTTGTTGGTACTAAATCAGTATTCAACAAAGATGCTAAGATTAATTTTAGAGATCTTGATATTGAAGGCAATCATGGTCATGCTCCTGGTCTTGTTTCTAAACTGAAAGACTCCCTTAAGTATTTCCCATCCCTAGGTATTCGGGGTGTGGCACAAGGGGATCTTCTGTTCACCGACGATAAGAAGTATGAAACCATCAACGGGGAGAGATGTATCACATTCACTCCTAACACAATTACATATAGCATACCAGAATCCTCCTCTCTCTACGCCAAGGCGGACAGGGCGAAGATCGGAGTTGTCTTTCACACAACGTATACAGGGAGTAGTGTTGATAGTCTTAACGCTACTTTTGGTTATGATATAAATCAATTAAAAACTTCTGATGATGTACTAGTTCTTAGTGCTGAGACTGGGCAACTGGGGAAGAATGTATTGCTCACTAAGCAAGAAACACAAAAATTACAAAACATGAAAAGATCCTCTGCTAGGTTATTGAGATCTTCTGGTACATTTTTGGACGAAGTAGCATCTCAGATAGAAGCAAATGATCAATTAACTGTTGGACCTAGACTAAAAATTTATTTCAATACATATGTAAGACAGGGCAGACGAGTTAGTAGTGCCTCTAAATTTGTACAAGACTTTCAAACATATTTTGCTGCCGAGTGTCAAAAAGCAGTAGATAAAGTTAAGACACCTAAAGCAAAAGCAACTAAACTGAAAAAAATGTATGATGGTTTAGATTTTATTGAAGCAAACAAATCTAAAATGATTACAACGGTGGGTCTATATACTACATTACAGCAATGTAAATTGTTATTCATTCGTAAACTTGAACGAGGTGAGACGATTGGAACTTATCTCCGAAGTGATAACGGTTATAAGATAACTTCGCCAGAAGGATATGTTGCTATTAGTAATAATACTACGGCAGTTAAATTGGTTGACCGATTACAATTTAGTGTTGCTAACTTTAATGTATCGAAGGATTGGGTTGACGGAAAATGAGTAGAGCAGTCTTCACTTTTGGTAGGTTTAATCCTCCTACTATCGGACATGAGAAGTTAATTCTAGCAGTTGCTAAACAAGCAGGTAGAGATGACTATTTTATTTTTCCTAGTCACTCTCAAGACAAGAAGAAAAACCCTTTATCATCTGATAATAAAGTGAAGTACATGAGAATGATGTTTCCTAATCATTCCAACAATATTATTCTCGATACTAGTATTAAGACACCGATACATGTCTTACAACATTTACAGGGTACATATGAAAATGTTACTATGGTTGTTGGTAGTGATCGTGTTCCTTCCTTTACTGGTATGTTGACAAAGTATAATGGTGTAGAGTATACTTTTAGGAATATTGATGTAGTTTCTGCTGGCGAACGTGATCCAGATGCCGATGGTGCTGCTGGTATGTCTGCTAGTAAAATGAGAGATGCTGCTAAAAATTTAAAAACAAGAGAATTTATGACTGGTATTCCTGATACGGTATCGGTTCAGCAGAAAATTAATTTGATGAATGAAGTTCGTACAGGTATGGGTATTAAATGAAAGACTTTAGAGATATTAAAAAGGTAGCAGACCAGCAACGCTTTCGTCTTAAGGAAGTTTATCAACCAGGAGATCTAGTGTTTAATACTAACACTGGAGATAAGGGTGTTGTACATAGATCAGGAGTAAACTATGTTATTGCTGTTACTGAAGAAGGAAAAATGTTTCGTGCCTGGGTAACAGACATACGTGAAGTACAAGAGACTATAAATAAAGAAAGGAAAAGTAGTATCTTTACGAATAATGGAAAGGCAGAAACCAACGACTGACATTAAGCATAACGATGATTTCTCGAAAGCACTGATTGAATCCTATGGTCGCTGGATGGGCGGCGGTGGATTCGGTTGGCACCTTCATGAAGACTCTATCCCTGCTGAACAAAAGCAAGGTGCCGAACAACCCACCCGTGAAGGTGGTGCTGATGCTTCCACATCAATTCCCGATCTTTCTGGTAAGGAAGAGAAGACTGATGAAGGTGGTAAAGATATTAAAGCAGCGGCTGGTGCTCCAGATCCTGCTGCTAATCTTCGTACTGGTCAAGGTATGAAGTATTCTCTTGGAGCAGAAATTAAAGATACTACAAAGGTGGTTGCTAAAGAATCATGTGACACCTGTCCTGAGTGTGGCGGGAAAGGATGTGCTAAGTGTCAGACCGAAGGTAAGAAAGCAAAGAAAGAATCTTTTGAACTTAATGGCGTTGAGTATGTCTTTGAAGAGGTAATTGAAGAAGGTAGTATGAAGACAGCACGTAAGAACGTTGGTGCTAGCAGCTGCTGGAAAGGTTATAAGGCATCAGGCACTAAAATGAAGGGTGGTAAGTCTGTTCCTAATTGTGTTAAGGAAGGAAAGAAACTTGATCCCGTAGGCAAGGAAGATAAGGACATCGATAACGATGGTGATCATGATAAGTCTGACAAGTATCTACATGCTCGCCGTAAGAAGGTCTCTAAGATTCTTGGTGTTAAGAAAAAAATGAAAGAGTCTGCTGAACTTGCTAGGGAGATTGAAGAAGGAAAAAAGTGAAGGCGGCACACGTCGAAGTGATGCCTAACATCGAAGACGGTGCCGAAATGAATGACAAGGAACAAAAGAAACATAAAAAGTATGTTTTGAAAACAGCGGCAAAGCATAGTATTGATAAATAGTTCACACACTATGCTATGAAACAATGTTATCTTTTCTACTCCCACTAGCGTCGAAAATTATTAAAGATGCTGTTGCTAAAATTCCAGAGAATGAAGAACTCGGTGAGAAGATGGTTGAGA